AAAATATGTTGATTTTTTTCTTTAAACTGTTGGTCTAAATCATTCATAGTATATATTGTAGTTGTATCAAATTTTCCAATAGATAAAGCACTTTCAACATTTTGTTGTGCAAATGACATATGGTCATCTGTTGCAAAAGTTATAAAATGATATTTCATAATATTAGCATATATAAAAATATTATCACTTGTTGTAATTAGAGGAATTCCTTAGTGTCCTCTTTAAGTAGCATACAAAAGACCCGCATTTCCACCGACGAATTTCACCATATTGATTCTCTCTTCAAACAGAATTAAATTAAAATTGTAATCATATATTCTCCATGTTGGTTTATTGATTCCAATTATATTTCCAGTTTGTGGATCACATATTGCCAATGATTGTGCCAAAGGGTCTAATGCAGGAACTATTGTATTAAATTCCAACTCAACATTATTAAACCGACTCATATTAATCGCTCCACTAGGTTGCAGATCACCAAGAGTTGAATTAATGCAAAAATTATAACTATAGAGTCCATCAGGAGCATTCCCCGAAGTCCTGCAATATTTTTCAATATAATTAAATACTCCTACTGGTTGAAGATTCTCTCTATATGAACCATCTAATAAAAGTCCCATATTAATTAAAATATTGGGTTCATTTTCAATATTATAGTCTCCTGTAACTAACCAACCTGTCAATTTGCCATTTGTATTTACACCTGGACCAATATCTGTTACTACACCACTTCTAACAACCGGATATTGCCCTGCGGTTGGTGCTAAAAATATATCATTTGGTAAATAATTATATGGCCAATTTGTATAATTTGACCATTCATTACGCAAATTGGCATCACTTCTTTGGAAATAAAATAAATAACTTGATATCATACCAGTTGATGTAAGCATTACTTTATTTGATCCAGTCACATTATAAAAAATAGTTTGCTGAACTTGTTTAAATAAATAATTCTGCTCTTGCAATGCAAACAATCTAGATTCATCATTAGAGAGAAAACAATATGTGCAATTTAAATTAACATCTGAATTCCATAATGTTCTTGTATCTGTATATGACCCCGCACCTAATGCAATGTCAGGTGGTGTTTGTAAAAATCTGTGAAATTGCATATAATATTGATTAAAATTGGGAGATATATAGGGATAATTATTTGCTTTATCAAACACATCACGAATTTGAAAGAGTTGATTAATTGGTCTCATCGTAACATTAATTTGCAATTCATTATATTGTAATGAAATGAGAGGAAATGCCATTTTACTATTTAAGCTAAACCATGCATTTAATGGAATATATAATATGCGTCCTCTAATACTAGGTTCTGCACCAGTTACATTATAATATGCATTTGGGTAAGAATTCACTCTTGTCCCAGCATTTGCTGGATTATTCAATTCAGGAACATTTCCAGTCATTTTATCAAAAAGTGCCTTTTTTTCTGCTGAAAAATCTCTCTGAACTGCTGCTAATAAGTATGCTCCTGAAAAATCCTGTAATGTTTGATTCCCGCATGTAATTGTAATTCTAGAAATCATTTGTGCACCAATATTTTCAATCCATTTGAATTCATATGGAATCCATTGACCAGAATTAGAAAGAATTGTATCCGGTGCATCATTTATGGGTGGCATAATTGGACTCCAAATATTTGGTAACTCAACAGAAATATAACAATCCATTAATAAATCCGCATAACGAGGAACTTTAAATGTAAAAGTGGATTCTTCATTTAAACGCAATGTTTTAGCACCTTCAAAATCAACTCTGAATTTTTGTAGACCAAAATTGGTATATTTATAATATGTTGTTTTGAAAAAAGTTTTTGAAGGGTTACCATTTAATATAATATTTTGTTGACCCTCAGAAACAAGTTGCATTAATCCGCCGGGCATATATATTAATAATAATAGATTAAATATATTTAATATATATTTTAGGAATGTATATTAGATGAGTAAGCAATTAATTACTAATGACACCGCACCTTATAAATCTTTTTTGCCTAGTATAAATATGCCAAAAATGAGTGTTCCGAAAATGAATTTGCCTAGTATAAGTATGCCAAATTTTACTTCAAGTCTATTACTACCATATATAGTTGCATTTCTAGCTTTTATATTTATAGTATGTATAATTATATATTATATTTTAAATTTATCATGCAATAAAACTATTCCTTATGGTTCTACTATTAATTGTTTAAGTATACCACGATCTGCATCTGCTGCATCTCAGTTTAAGTATACTTTAAAAGATTATTATATTAAAACCGCATATAATTGTTGTAGTGTAGGTTGCTATAAAAACTGTTATGTAAACACTGATATGTTAAAATATGTTTTACAGCAAGGTTGCCGATGTTTAGATTTTGCAATTTATTCAAAAGATGGCGAACCTATTGTAGCCGCATCTTATTTACAAAATAATACTAAATCTACAATTAATTATATTCCGTTTGCTACAGTTATGAGTATTTTAAAAGATTATGCATTTGCATCAGGAACATGTCCAAACCCAAATGATCCATTATTTATCCATTTAAGAATATATAGTTCAAATAATGATATGTTTAAAAATTTAACAACAATTATGAAACAATATAATAATATTTTATTAGATCCAACATTTAGTTGGGTTAATAAAGGCAATGATAACAAAATAAATATACATTATTTAGGCGATGTGCCATTACTACAATTTCCACAAAATAAAATTGCCGTTATTATACAAGAAAATAAATCATGTATTGATGATAGTTGTCCTCTTTATGAATATGTAAATTTAGTTAGCGGTTCATCGAATATGCATATATTTAATTATTCAGATATGATTAATCAAAATCCAGAGGATATAAAACATTTTAATAAACAATATATTTATTTTATTATGCCAGATGTAGGCGATGATCCAGTAAATCCAAACAGTCAAAAATGCACAGATCTGGGGTGTCAGTTTGTTGCTATGCGTTATCAATTAGAAGATAATCATTTAGCTACTAATAATAAATTATTTAATGATAATGGTTACGCATTTAAATTAAAGCCACAAGATTTAAGATATATTCCTATACCAATTATACCAGCTATTCCACAAAATCCTGCATTTAGTTATGCTAGTAGAGATATTGAAACTGCTGCGGGGAAATTATATATATAAGTGTCAGAACAGTTTAAATAAATGATCGGTAAAATTATCTTATCATATATTATGAAACCCAAAATATGTGATAATAAAATGACTATAAAAGATTGCGAACTTGCTATTTTAAGAGCAGCAATCGATAAATCTGATGAAAAAATCGGAAAACAAATAACTAACTCGCCAGAAATTGTAAAAATATTTACAACTGTTGAGAATTTCTTGAAAACGAAAAACTTGATTGCATATGGAGGTATTGCTCTAAATTCTTTATTACCTAAGCAAGACCAATTTTATAATTTAGATATTGAATTACCTGATTATGATTTCTTTTCTCCAAATGCACTTCAAGATGCAAAAGAATTAGCAGATATTTATGTTGCTGAAGGATTTACAGAAGTTGAAGCAAAACCTGGGGTTCATCATGGAACATATAAAGTATTTGTAAATTTTATACCTGTTGCAGATATTACTTTAATGCATAAAGATTTATTTAATGCGATTAAAAAAGATGCAATTCGAGTTTCGGGTATTTTATATGCTCCGCCGAATTATTTGCGGATGTCAATGTATTTAGAATTATCTAGACCTGAAGGCGATAAAACGAGATGGGAAAAGGTATTGAAACGACTTATATTATTAAATAAATATTACCCTTTAACCTCTGCTGAATGTGCTGATTTTAAATTTCAGCGAACTATGGAGAATCCTGAGAAGACGCAACTTATTTATGAAACTGTGAAAAATACTTTTATTGACCAAGGTGTGGTTTTTTTCGGAGGTTATGCTCTTTCTCTCTACTCTAGATATATGCCTCATGATAGTAAAAATAAAATTGCAAATATTCCTGATTTTGATGTTTTATCTGATGATCCAGAAACAACTGCTGAAATTGTAAAAGAACGATTACATGATAATGGAATTAAAAATGTGCGAATTGTAAAACAAGACAAAATTGGTGAAATAGTTGCTCCACATTATATGGTGCAAATTGGAACAAAAGATACAGTTGCATTTATTTATGAACCTATGGCATGTCATAGTTATAATGTATTATCTATTCATCAACAGCAAGTTAAAGTTGCTACTATTGATACTATGATGAGTTTTTATTTAGCATTTATTTATTCTGGACGACCATACTATGATGTTACTCGTATTTTATGTATGGCACATTATTTATTTAATGTTCAAAAACAAAATCGATTAGAGCAAAAAGGTTTGTTGAAACGATTTAGTATTGAATGTTATGGACATCAACCTACAATCGAAGAAATGCGTGCTGAAAAATCAGAAAAATATAAAGCGTTGAAAGATAAACGAGGGACTACTGAGTATGATGAATATTTTTTAAGATATAGACCAGCTGATAGTAACGAGGATAAGAGAGAAAAGAATTTGAGCAGAATGAGTAATAATGAGGTGAGGAATGATAAGATGAGTAAGACGAAATCAGTTAAGACAAAATCAGTTAAGGTGAAACAAGGTAAGATGAAACAAGTTAAGATGAAACAAGTTAAGACAAAGAAAACTAAAAAACGACGAAAAAGACAACAAGGTTTTTTCTTTTAACCTAGAACTTATTCTGGACCTATCTCAATAAAATACTCACCACGGTTTTCTTCAGTATCTTCCATTAGATGAATACCGCAAAAATCAGGAGTAGCGCAATCATCATTTAACAAATTATATTTAGTTAAATTACTAGTATCTTCATCATAACAACTCATCATATCTTCATTCCAATCAGTTTTATCCTGTATATTTTCGCCAAAAGATTTATCAATAATTTCTTGTGTTAATAGTTCATTGTAAAAGTCATGCACTAGTGTTAATACTTGCTTCACTGTTACAGGACGTGGAAGTTCTCTTGTCTCTGTAAATGTAAAATCATCATTCAATGGAAAACAAAATTTCACATTTTCTTTAACCGAAT